TCTGCTGGTGGAGAGGGTGTATTTGCTACAGACAATATACCATTTGAAATTATAACTCCTATTGTTCAAAATATTACTCCTACAGGAACTAATATCACTGCTCAAGTAAGGACTGTTACAGGATCTAGTGTTGATGGATCAGAAATCCCTTACCAAGATAAAGGATTTGAAGAAATTAGTTTAACCACTAATAACTATATGTCTACTCCTAGAATGATCGCTTCTAGAATTAATGAAACCACTTCATTACCAAATCTTCCAGATAATAAATCATTCACTTTGAATTTAGGTTTGGAAAGTGTTAACCCTGCAGTTTCTCCAATAATTGATTTGGACAGAGTTGCCATGATATTCACTTCAAATAGACTTAACAATCCAGTGGTTGATTATACTACTGATAATAGAGTTAAGACTATTGTTGATGATCCTAATGCATTTGTTTATGCATCTCAACCAATTCAATTAGAGAATGGTGCTACATCAATTAAAATTCATCTAGAGGCTCATATTAATATTACTAGTGATATAAGAGCATTCTATGCTATCACAGATGATCCTAATGGAGAATTAATTTATCAACCTTTCCCTGGACATGATAATTTATTATCTACAGGACAGGTTATAAACCCAGCTAAGAATAGTGGACTTCCTGATAAATTGACTGCTAAGACTGACGTTATAGCATATACAGCAAATCAGGTCATATATAATGACTATGAATTTACAATTGATAATCTACCAACATTTAGAAACTTTAGTATTAAGTTAGTTGGTAGTGGAACTAATCAAGCACAACCACCTAGAATGAAAAATTTGAGAGTACTTGCTCTTGCATAATATGAAACACACAAATGTAGAAGGACATACTGATTTGATTCGTGATAATAGCACAGGTGCTATTTTAAATAATGATTCCAGTCAGTATAATCAATATCTATCCCTTCGTGCCAAAAGAAAACAAGGGACAGAAAGGATAGATAATATGGAGAATGAATTGAAAGATTTAAAGAATGACATTAATGAAATCAAAAATTTACTAAGAGCACTATCTAATGGCTAAAAACACTTTTACTTTTGATCCTAGTTCAGGTGTTGCATATGGTGTAAATCTCACCATCAATACAGGGGCAGACTTAGATGCTGACTACACTGTGGTTGGTACATCTGGAACTGCTTTTGATTTTACTGGATATACTGGTTCTGCTCAACTTGCAAAGAGTGTTGCCATTGGTGCAACATTAGGTGCTCAAGCAACATTCAATGTTGGATTCACAAGTGCAAAAGGTGGAGAATTTAGAATATCACTAGGGTCTACTGCTACTAGAAATTTAACAGAAGGAAGATATGTATATGATGTTTTAGTTGGATCTGGATCATCAATTTTTAGAATAGTGTCAGGAGATGTATTAGTCATACCTGGTATCTCTTCTGCTCCTTCATAAATAACATTATACTAGTAAAGTAGATAGATGGCGCAACCTTCAACTAGATCAGAACTGATTGATTACTGCAAGAGAAAACTTGGTGCGCCTGTTTTAGAAATAAATGTTGCTGATGAACAGATAGATGATTTGATAGATGATGCCCTTCAATACTTTCAAGAAAGACATTTTGATGGAGTCTATCAAACTTATATGAAGTATAAGATAACTCAAGATGATATTGATAGAGGAAAAGCAAAAGCAGGAAGTAATGGAGTTGGAATAACAACAACAAGTGCCACTGGAGATGTTGCTGGTTCTTCAGTTCAATTTGATTATGAGGAGAATAGTAATTACTTAGTAATTCCAAATGAAGTAATAGGTGTTACAAAGGTATTTCATTTTGATGGAACTAACACTATCACTAACAATATGTTTAGTGTTAAGTATCAGTTATTTTTAAATGATATTTACTATTGGGGTTCCACTGAACTTCTTTCTTATGCTATGGTGAAAACATACCTAGAAGATATTGATTTTCTATTGACTACAGAGAAGCAAATTAGATTTAATAAAAGACAGGACAGAATGTACTTAGATATTGATTGGGGTTCTGTTAGTGTTGATGATTTTCTAGTCATAGATTGTTTTAGATTGATGAATCCAGATGACTATCCAAAAGTATATAATGATTCATTTTTAAAACCATATGCTACTGCACTTATCAAGAGACAATGGGGACAAAATCTCATGAAGTTTCAAGGTGTTAAATTGCCAGGTGGAGTAGAATTGAATGGAAGGGAAATATATGAGGATGGTGAAAAAGACTTAGATAAGATAAGGGAGATGATGTCTAATACTTATGAACTTCCTCCACTAGATATGATAGGTTAATAATATGGCACTTAATCCTTTCTTCTTACAAGGGTCTTCTGGTGAACAAAATCTAGTTCAAAGTTTAATTAATGAACAGATTAAAATGTATGGGGTGGAGATTTTCTACATCCCTAGAAGATACATGACCAAAAATACTGTCATACAGGAAGTCATAGAGTCTAAGTTTGAGGAAGCAATTCCACTAGAGGCTTATGTAGATACTTTTGATGGGTATGAGGGACAAGGTTCTCTCCTATCTAAGTTTGGTGTTCAAGCTCTTGATGATTTGACATTGGTAATATCAAGAGATAGATTTGAAAATTATATCACACCACTTATTAAGAACATACCAAACATAGAATTAGCAACTAGACCCAAAGAGGGAGATTTAATATACTTCCCACTAGGGGATAGATTATTTGAGATTAAGTTTGTAGAACATGAGAAACCATTCTACCAGTTGAAAAAGAATTATGTATATGAACTTAGATGTGAACTTTACAGATATGAGGATGAAGTCATTGATACTGGGGTGGGTGACATTGATGATAACTTAGAAAAAGCAGGTTATATTGAAACACTTACCTTAGTATCTTCAGGAACCACAGCAGTTCTTACCACAGGTATTGTTGATGGTGCAATAAGACAGGTCACTATTCTAAATAGGGGAAGTGATTTTACCAGTCTTCCAAGAGTTGCTATTTCTTCTGCTCCATCTGCAGGTTTGACTGCTGTAGGTGTAGCATCTATGAGAGATGATTTAGTTGATTATACTGGAGACAAGACATCAAAGATAGAAAGAATAGATTTAATCAATCCAGGTTTTGGATACACCATAGGTCAAGAACCAGAAGTTCAGGTAGTAGGTGGAGGTGGAGCAGGTTTTGCTGCTACTGCTTCTATATCTGATGGTGCTATTGGAATAGTAACAATTACCTCTGGAGGTACTGGATACTCTACAGTTCCAGTAATAACCTTTACAGGGGCACCTGGCTCTGGTACAACAGCAACTGCAGTGGCATACATCAATAGTGTAGGTATTGTTACACAAATTGGTATCACCAATTCTGGTGCTGGATATACTGTTGCTCCTAGCATTACAGTCACTGCACCATTCATGGGTGGATCAGGTAACTATGAATTCAATGAGGTGATAACTGGTGCTGCAAGTAGTTCTACTGGTAGAGTTAAATCATGGGATGCATCTACACTTGAACTTAAGGTTTCTATCACTACTGGAGAGTTTACTGATGGTGAGGTTATTACAGGTAGCACATCTGGTGCTCAATATGAATACCAAAAGACTTCAGACACTAATGTTGATAGTGGGTTTGCTGATAATACTAATATAGAAAGTGAAGCAGATGATATCATTGACTTCACTGAAACCAATCCATTTGGAATGCCCTAAATAATATGTCAGGACTATAACAATGTTTGAATATTTTTATCACGAAATAATGAGAAGAACCATTATTGCTTTTGGTTCTATCTTTAATAATATTAATATTAATCATACTAATAGTGATGATTCAGTTGTTAGTACGACTAAAGTTCCTTTGGCATATGGTCCTACTCAAAAGTTCTTAGCAAGACTAGAACAAGTCCCTGATTTAAACAGACCAGTTCAGATTACATTGCCAAGAATGTCATTTGAATTAAATGGTCTTAATTATGATCCTGCAAGAAAATCAACAACTACACAAACATTTTTAAAGGGAGTAAAAGGAGATAAGAAAACATTAGCAAAAACATATCTTCCTGTACCATATAATCTAGACTTTGAACTTAGTATTTTCACTAAGTTGAATGATGATATGCTTCAGATAGTGGAGCAGATACTCCCATACTTTCAACCTGCCTATACTGTCTCAGTGGATCTAGTTGATACTATTGGAGAAAAAAGAGATATCCCCATAGTCTTAAATTCTATCACCACTAGTGATGACTATGAAAGTGACTTCTCTACCAGAAGAGCACTCATCTACACTATGAGATTTACTGCTAAGACTTACATGTTTGGTCCTGTCAATACAGATATTGCCAAGGATGTCATCAAGAAGGCATCTGTTGGTTATGTTGCTGGTGGCAAAACATCTACTCCAACTAGGGAGGTTACTTATAGTGTTGTACCAAGGGCAACTAAATCATATGGTGATACAGTAACCACCAATCTAAGTGAAAATATAGATGAGAGTATTGCAGTTATCAATGTGACCAGTGCTAGTGGTATTGAAGCAACCAATTACATATACATAGATCAGGAGGAAATGTATGTTGAATCTATTTCTGGAACAGCACTGACAGTTAGAAGAGGTCAAGACAACACTACTGCTACAGATCATGTGAATGGTGCAGAAGTTAAAGTCATCACATCTACAGACAATGCTGCTATAGAATTTGGAGACGACTTTGGTTTTGATGGGACAACATAATGACTAAAAAATTTGATAAACTAAATGATGCATTTAATGTTTCTGGAGATATAGTCCCCACAGAAGCAACTGAAGTTGGAATTACTAAACCTGAAAGGCATGAGAGAACTGATATTGAAAGAGACTATGAATATACAAGAGGGAATCTTTATAGTATAATAGAGAAGGGTCAAGAAGCTATTGATGGCATTCTTGAATTGGCACAGGACAGTGAGATGCCCAGAGCATATGAAGTTGCTGGTCAATTAATTAAGAGTGTTTCTGATGCTACTGATAAATTGATGGATCTGCAAAAGAAATTAAAAGATGTGGAGGAGGAGAAACAATCTAAAGGTCCTAATACAGTTAACAACTCATTGTTTGTTGGTTCCACTGCTGAGTTGGCAAAGATGTTAAAATCTGTCAATTTAGAAGATAATAAATAAAACATAGGGAGAGAAATCCCAAAGTACTAAGATACTCATAACATGTCTGACGACAAGAATAAAAATTTGCCATCTATTGACGACTTTGAAAAGAGTGATCAGGAATTACCTTCACTTGCTGATCTTGTAGAAGAAAAAGATTTACCATCAGTAGAAAGTTATATAGAGAAAGAAGAGGAGATAGAGGAATCTACACAAACCATAGAGGATGCTAATGGAGAAACTTTTGCAGAAGTAAAAGATGTAGTTCCTCCTTGGCCTGAGTTATTACGTCTGGTTAATGATCTTAAAGAAAGTATTCCTGAGATACCTGAAATAAAATCATATGATAATGAATTACAAGAACTTCTTAATCATATAGAGCAAGTTAAGGAAAGTATTCCTAATGTTGAAGATGATTTTATTCTTGTAAGACAGGAGATTCAAAAAGTTAGAGAGGATATAGTTCCTGATTTTTCTTGGATTGGTAAAACTTTTAGGAACATAGATGATGATTTTGAAAAAGTTAATGATAATCTTAGAACTCTTAAGGATACATTTAATCAAGATATTGATAACTTAACTGAAAACTTTGATACTAAAGATTTTGAAAAGAGAGTTGAGATTAAAGAAACAAAAGAAAATTTACAAGAAACTAAAAAATATTTACAAGAAACTAAAGATAAAATATATGAGGAGTTGAGAGAAACTGCTCTTAGAATATATGAGTATAGAAATCAATTTAAAGATGATGATAGAAAATTAAAGAAGAGTGTACTAAGTAAGTTAAATGAAACAAAACAAAATATTGAGAAGAAGATAGATGATAAAAGTATTGAGATTAGTGAGGAAGTTAAAAATTATTTTGATGGATTAAAAGAAGAAATTTCTAATCTTCCAGAAGTAAAATATTATGATAAAGATATTGAGAAGTTAAATGAAAAGTCAGATAAACAAAATGTCAACATAGGGGAACTTTATGAAATTGTTGAGAGTATAAAAAGTAAGCAACAATTATTAAGTGAGGAAATTATATCTCATGATCCTTCAGCAAAACAAGGTGATGATCCTCTTACTCCTACAGATCAAAAGTTTGCTACACTTCAAGATTTAGCAACAAATTACAGACTCTTTGTTAACAGGGTAGAGCAACAGTTATACACCATTGGTGGAGGTGGTGCTGGATTTATAAAAGATCTTGGTGATGTAGATTTTACTGAGAGCACAGGAGAAAATAAATTATTAATTTATGATGGTAATAATTGGGTTGGCATAGCAAGCACATCTCTTACTGCTGCAGATACTACACCACCTGATGAGTTAGCAGAATTTTGTACAGGAACAAATTTAACATTAGATAACCTTGTAGTAAGTGGAATAACAACTCAAGAAAATATAAAGAATTTAGATTCTATTGGTATTATTACAGGTAGAAAAGATTTACAAATTAATAGAAATGCCACTATATTGGGCATTACTACAATAGGCACTTCTAATGTTGCTGCAGGTGGCACCACTCTTTTAGTTAAAGGTAACACTCGTGTTACTGGTATTCTCACTGTTGGTGAAGGGTCAGTTACTATTGATGGTGATAATAATACAGTTAATGTTGGTCTTGTTACTATTACAAATTCACAAGTTGTGCTTGGTGATAATGTAACAATTAATGCCTCTGCTACTGGTATCAACTCTGCTCCTAATGTTTTTTATGTTGCTAAAGATGGAGATGATACTAATAATGGAACATCAATTGATAATGCTAAGTTAACAATCAAGGGTGCAGTTGGTATTGCAACTTCAGGATCTACTGTTAAAGTTTTTTCAGGTACATATGTTGAAGTTAATCCCATAGAAGTACCTGCTAATGTTTCTGTTGTTGGAGATGATCAAAGGTCTGTTAATGTAATAGGTAGCACACCAGAGAAAGATATATTCTCAGTTAGAAAGGGTGTCAAGTTAGCTAATATGACTTTTCAAAACCATATTGCACCTGCTGCTGCAGTTGGATTTCCTACTGGAGAGATAGCAGAAAATATAGGTGGTGGTAAGTGGAAAGGTCCATATGTTCAAAATTGCACTAGTGACACTACAACAGGGACTGGAATTAGAATTGATGGGAAACAAGCAAGACTTTTAAAAACAATGAATGTAGATTCATTTACTCAGTATAATCAAGGTGGTGTTGGTGTTGCTGTCACTAATGGTGGTTTTGCTCAGTTAGTTTCTCTATTCACTATATGTTGTGATGAGGCAGTGACTTGTGATTCAGGGGGACAAGCAGATCTAGCAAATAGTAATTGTAGTTTTGGAACAAAGGGATTGGTAGCAAGGGGTGTAGGACCACTTCAATTCACAGGAATTGTCACATCCACTGCTGCTGTCTCTCAAGATAAAGTAGTTCTTGATATAAACACTCCCACACGCACCATCACTGGTGTGGCTTACACTAATACAACTGGACAAGCAACCATTACCACTAATGCTGCTCATGGATTCCAAGTTGGAATGGGAGTGACTTTAGCAAACATTGTTTTTAGTTGTCCCTTTGGTCAAAAAACTTATCCAAATAAAAAACCATTTGTATTTGAAGTTGATGCCATTCCCACATCAACCACATTCCAAGTTAACTTGGGTATATCAACAGTAGCACATACTTATGTTTCTGGAGGAACAGCAGCTATTGATATTGATAGACCATATGATGGACAGCAAGTATTTTTCAATACTTTATTTGAACAGGTGCAAACTATAACAGTTGGTTCTGGTGGAACAGGATATACTTCAACACCTACAGTTACCTTAGATGCTCCCTCTGGTCCTAATGGAGAAACTGCCACAGCATTTGCAACTTTAGAAGATGAGTCTGTTAAATCCATCACTATTATCAGTGGTGGAAGTCAATATACAGAAACTCCTGATGTAACAATTGGTGCTCCTAATGTTGGAGTCAATACTGCTACTGCAACTGCTGTCATGGCTCCCATTTATTATGCAATAAATAGTTCAACACCAGTAGTATCTGGAATTACTACAGTAACACTTGGCACTAATTTGCTTAATGCTGTTGGTGTTGGTTCAACTGCATCTTTCTTCCAACAAAGTAAAATTATTGCCAGTTCTCATACCTTTGAGTATGTTGGATCTGGAAATACCATTGCCACTGCCACACCAAAACGTGGTGGGGTAACAATTCAAGAAAATGAAGTTGTTACTTCTGATGGTGGAAAGGTAATATACACAAGTACAGATCAAGCTGGTAACTTTAGAATTGGTGATGATTTACAAATCAACCAAGAAACTGGTACAATTAGTGGAAGATCATTTAGTAAGAGTCTATTCACAGAAGTGACACCCTTTATCCTAGCATTAAGTTAATATGGCACTCGCACTTAACAGATTTCAAACAGAAACATTAGAGGTCACTTCTTCTAATCAGACTGCCTATACTGCTCCTACAGGATACACTGCTATTGTGTTGTATGCTCATGTAACTAATGTAACCACTAGTGCAGCTACATTTACTATGACTCATGTGAGAAGTTCAACCACCACTGAAATTATTAAAGATGCTTCAGTTCCACCATCAGATGCATATGTTCCTCTGGATGGAAAACTAGTTTTAGAAACCAGTGACTCTATCAAAATTCAAGGGAGTGCAAATGATAGTTTGAAATTAATCCTCAGTATCTTGGAAACTGCAAATGCCTAGATTATTAAGTCAAGCAAATTTCAGTAACATAACTGTTGCTAGTTTAACCACAACTAGTGTATCTGAAGTTGCATTGGATGTATTTTCTAAAACAAGTTTTAGATCTGTAAAGTATCAAATACAAGTAACACAAGGAAGTAACTACCATACTGCAGAATTTATTATTGTGCATAATGGATCTCTTACATTCAACACTGAGTTTGCTATTGTTAAGACTGGAAATAGTTTAGCAAGTTTTGATAGTGACATAAGTGGTGGCAATGTAAGATTATTAGTCACACCAGCATCTACCAGTTCTACTACTTTCAAAGTAATAAGAACATCTATCAATACTTAAAAATACTAAATATTAAAGTAAATGATGTAATGTCATAATGATTTCCTTTCATGAGGCTACAAAATTAAGAGCAGGTGTAGGAAATGTAATTGACGTTTATTTGTCTTGGAGAGGTAAAAACTACATGATAAAAATGTTTTTCCCTTCAATCAAAAAACCATCACGCAGAGAAGTTCAGGATCAAGTGGTAAAAGTGTATCCTGGCGCAAAACTCTGGAATTACCAAGTTTCAAAACATGAACCAGGAGAACCACTCCTCCAAATTGGAGGATCAACATACTAGAGATTTGAAAAAAAGAATTAAGGATTTGGAAAGGATTATAGATATGACTATAAAGACTAGAGAACATGACCAAAAGTTTGGCAAGTATGAAATGATGTAGGAGGTTATCATGTCAGACAACATTTATTTGGGTAATCCCAATTTGAAGAGAGCAAACGTTGCTCAAGAATTTAGTCAAGAACAAATACTTGAGTTTTATGCTTGTAGGAATGATCCAATTTATTTTGCAGAGAAGTATGTCAAGATTGTAAGTCTTGATGAAGGTCTGACAGCATTTAAACCTTATCATTTTCAGAAGAAGTTAATTAAGAACTTCCATGAGAATAGATTTAATATTTGTAAGATGCCCAGACAGACTGGTAAGTCTACCACCTGTGTGGCATACCTACTACACTATGTTGTTTTCAATGATAGTGTCAATGTAGGCATACTAGCAAACAAAGCAGCAACTGCTAGAGAACTGCTAGGTAGATTGCAAACTGCATATGAAAATTTACCCAAGTGGATGCAACAAGGTATCATAGCATGGAACAGGGGTAGTTTAGAACTGGAGAATGGATCTAAAATTCTTGCTGCTTCAACATCAGCATCTGCTGTGAGGGGTATGTCATTCAACATTCTATTCTTGGATGAATTTGCATTTGTTCCTAATCATATAGCTGATTCATTCTTCAGTTCAGTTTATCCTACTATTACCTCAGGTAAGAGCACTAAAGTCATCATAGTCTCTACACCTCATGGTATGAATCACTTCTATAGGTTGTGGCATGATGCAGAGAAAGGAAAGAATGAATATGTTCCCACAGATGTGCATTGGAGTGAGGTGCCTGGTAGGGATGAGAAGTGGAGAAAATCAACTATTGCCAACACATCAGAACAACAGTTCAAGGTTGAGTTTGAGTGTGAGTTCTTAGGATCTGTTGATACACTCATATCTCCTAGTAAATTAAGGGTACTAGTATATGATGAACCACAGACCAGAAGTGCTGGACTGGATGTATATGAACCATGTAAAAAAGGTGGTGATTATGTAATTACTGTTGATGTGGCAAGAGGAGTGGGTGGAGATTATTCTGCTTTTATTGTTATTGATATCACAGAGTTTCCTCATAGAGTTGTGGCAAAGTATAGGAATAATGAAATCAAACCCATGCTATTTCCCAATCTCATATGGGAAGTAGCAAAGAGTTATAATAATGCTTTTATTTTATGTGAAGTAAATGATGTTGGAGATCAGGTTGCTTCTATTCTTAACTTTGATTTAGAGTATGAAAATTTATTAATGTGTTCTATGCGTGGTAGAGCAGGTCAAATTGTAGGACAAGGATTCTCTGGTAAGAAGACACAACTAGGTGTCAAGATGTCAAAGACAGTTAAAAAGGTTGGTTCTTTAAATTTAAAAACTTTGATAGAAGAGGATAAAGTAACATTTAAAGATTATGAGATATTGAGTGAGTTGACCACCTTTATTCAAAAACATAATTCATTTGAGGCAGAAGAAGGATGCAATGATGATCTTGCCATGTGTCTTGTCATCTATGCATGGTTGGTAGCACAAGATTATTTTAAAGAACTTACTGATCAGGATGTAAGGAAAAGATTATATGATGAACAAAAGAATCAAATAGAACAAGATATGTCTCCATTTGGTTTTATCATGGATGGTTTAGATGATGATAGTTTTGTAGACTCAGAGGGAGACACTTGGAAAATAGATAATGGCACTTTAGAACTAGATAGATTAGCAGGAACACCTAGTTCTTGGAACACTGATGAGTATGGAGATAGATCTTTTATGTGGGATTATAAGTAGTGGAAATTGATAATCAGATAAGGTTAGGACACTTATTACTTTCTGATAGAAAATGTAGGGTATGTGGTGAGACTAAAAATTTAATAGATGGATTCTATTTAACTCGTAAAGATAGAGGGACACTAGCATCAGCATATTCCTATGAATGTAAGGTATGCACTGTAAGAAGAATTGTAAAGAGTAGAAAAAAACACTCACATTCAGATTGGAATTATCCAGATTGGTAATGTTCATGGAGTGTTTCCCCAATGAAAACATAGAAAACAATAAATATTTTCAGATAAACTGAGACGAGGCTAGACGACATGGCGACTCCACAATTATCTCCTGGAGTATTAGTAAGGGAGGTGGATCTGACTGTAGGGAGAGCAGAAAATGTATTAGATAATATTGGCGCCATTGCTGGTCCTTTTGAAATTGGTCCTATTGATGAAGCCACTGACATCACTACAGAGCAACAATTAATCAACACATTTGGAAAACCAATTTCTACTGATGCTCAGTATGAATATTGGATGAGTGCATCTTCATTCCTTTCATATGGTGGAGTTCTTAAAGTAGTAAGAACTGATGATGACGATCTAGTCAATGCTAATGGCAATAGATCACACCAAACTGTGGTTACTGATCTTAAGATCAAGAACTATGATGACTATGTGGCAAACTATGCTGGTGTAGGTCAGACATTTGGTTATGCTGCTAAGACACCTGGTACATGGGCAAACAATCTTAAAGTTTGTTTCATTGACAACGCTGCAGACCAAAGACTAGGTATAGGAACCACTTCTGGCATCAGTGTTGGAATGGGTGTATCTGTTTCACTTACTAATCAAGTCATAGCTGGTGCTGGTGATACTTCAAACTTCACTGGACATCTAAAAGGTATCATTACTGGTCTAGGTGCAACTACCATTGATGTTAAGATAACACAAAGGGTCACTACTGCTGGAGTCTCAACTAATATAACCTATGCTCAGGGTGATCAAGCAAGATCAATATTATCTGGAAATAATGTTAGTGTAATTAACTCATCTGAAGTTGGAGTTGCAACTGCTAAGATAGAGGGAGGTAATTTTGCCAAAGACTGGTATGATGAACAAACTCTAGGACTGACAAACTCAACAGTGTTCTGGAAATCAATTTCTCCTAGACCAGATACAACTGTGTGGGCAAGTGATAGATCATCTAAGAATGATGGAATGCACATTGTTGTTGTAGATGACCTTGGTGATGTAACAGGCATACAGGGTAATATTCTTGAGAAAAATTTAAATCTATCTAAGGCTACTGATGCAGTTTCATCTGTAGATGCACCTCAGAAGACATTCTATAAGGATTGGTTGTCACTCTACTCTCAATACATCTATGCAGGTGATGATCCATCAGATGGTTCAGATGGTTTTGTTGCTGCATCAGACTTTAGTTCTGGTTATACACCAATAACCACTGCTTCTGGTGGTTGGAATAGAAATGCACAGGGTATTACCTTCAATGTTATTGGAAATAATACTTACACATTGACTGCTGGTGCAGATTATTCTGCTACTGGTGGATTCACAGCAACCCTTGGTAATCTAATTACATCTTACAACTTATTCAAGAATAAGGATGAGATACAAGTAGACTACTTGATAATGGGTCCTGGCCTTGGAAGTAAAGAACAATCACAAGCAAAAGCAAATAGGTTAATTTCTATTGCTGGTGCAAGAAAGGATTGTATGACAACCATTTCTCCACACAGAGCAGATGTTGTAAACATAACAAATACAGATACTCAAACTGATAATATAATCAAGTTCTATAGTTCTCTATCATCATCTTCATATGCAGTATTTGATACTGGATATAAGTATACCTTTGATAGATTCAACAATACATTCAGATTCATCCCAACCAATGGTGATGTTGCTGGATTGATGGTAAGAACAAGTGTTAATTCATTCCCATGGTTCTCACCTGCTGGACAGCAGAGAGGAATCTTGAACAATGCAATTAAACTTGCATACACACCTGATAAAGCACAAAGAGATCAACTTTATCCACTAAGAATTAACTCCATAGTTAATCAACCTGGAATTGGCATCATGTTGTTTGGTGATAAGACTGGGTTAGGATTTGCATCTGCATTTGATAGAATCAATGTTAGAAGACTATTCTTAACAATTGAACAATCACTACAGAAAGCAGCAGAAGCACAACTCTTTGAATTAAATGATCAAGTCACAAGAGCAAACTTTGTTAATATTGTTGAACCATTCCTAAGGGATGTGGAAGCAAAGAGAGGATTGAGTGGTTTCCTAGTTATTTGTGATGAAACTAATAACACTCCTGACATCATTGATAATAATGAGTTCAGAGCAGACATCTTCTTGAAGCCTGCAAGATCAATCAACTATGTTACTCTTACATTTGTTGCCACCAGAACTGGTGTTAGCTTTGAAGAAGTAGCAGGTAGAGTTTAAATCATCATATCTAAATAACCAAAGGAGATTCTAAAAAATGGCAACAATCCCACAGAGAACTATTTCTCAATTTAAATCCAAACTGATTGGTGGTGGTACTCGCCCCAATCTGTTTGAGGTGCAAGTCAACTTTCCAGATGGAGTAGATCTGGGTATTCAAAATGATGGTGGTGGAGAATTTGATGGAGATAGGTTTAGATTTTTATGTAAAGCAGCACAACTTCCTGCTTCTAATGTAGGAAACCTTGAGGTTCCTTTCAGAGGACGTGTTCTTAAGGTTGCTGGTGATAGAACATTTGATCCTTGGTCTGTCACAGTAATTAATGATCAAGATTTTGGTCATTATAGAGCGTTCCAAGCATGGGCTCAGAACATTGCTCAGTATGGAGATTCATCAGGTTTAACTGATCCATCATCTTACATGGGACAAGCAACAGTCTATCAACTTGGTAGAAATGTTTCTGTTCAACAAGCAGCAGCTAGTCCTGCTACTGATAGCAATATACTTGCACAGTATAAGTTTGTGGATATTTTCCCAACTACAATAGCAGCAATTGATCTGTCATATGATACAACTGATACAATAGAAGAGTTTACAGTTGACTTCCAAGTACAATACTGGTATCCTGAAAGAGCAGGGGCTGGAGCCTAATAAATAAAACATAAAGGTTAACTTTTAATAATGGCAAGGTTATT